GCTTAATAATGTCGTTCGAAGAGGGAGTCTTTACCCTACCGGATGGGCGAATACAGGTTCGCTTTAAATTTCAATATAACGACGTTTCGTATCAGGACGCGCTTGTATTTACACAAGCACAATACGAGGCGTTTGCTTCGGGCGATCTGGATATGCTCAAATTCGAGCGCTTTAATAACTGGGTTATGAGTTACGAGGCGGCAGCTAACGCCCCGCCGGAGGAGCCCGTCGAGACGCCCGTAGATCCCGCGGAATAATTCATGGCTACTTACTACTGGGTCGCTGGCGCGGGCACTTGGAACAACGCTAATACCGCGAATTGGTCCACGTCTTCGGGCGGGAGTGGCGGGGCCGGTCCGCCGACTAGCGCGGACGACGTTATCTTTAACGCCTCCTCGGATAATAACGCCAACTTTACGGTTACGCTTTCTACTACGGCGTCTTGCCGAGATCTAACGGTAACCTCCCCGGACAGAACGATTACCTTTAGCGGGAGCCGGGTAACTTGTTACGGCAGCTTTACCATGTCCTCGACGAATACTACCGTTACGGCAATGGATATCGACTTCGTAGCCACAACAACCGGAAAGACAGTAACGGCGGGCGGAAAAACCTTTAGAACGATTCGGGTTAATGGAGTCGGCGGAGGGTGGACGCAGCAAGACGCCTTCGCGTGGACGGGCGCGGGCACGGCTTTTACTATGTCGGCGGGGACGTGGGCCACTAATAATTTCAATATGACCGGCGGCGGAATTCAGTTTTCCGGATCCGATACTAAAGAGATACAGCTAGGCTCCTCTACTGTAAGCCTGTCTAACGGCGATTGGCTAACTATTGGCGCAACGAATTTAACCGTTACAGCGGGAACCTCGACTATTAGTTTAGCTAGTACCGGCCCCGTATTTGAGGGGAGCGGGCATACTTACTATAACGTCTCGCAGACTAGCACAAGCGCGGCGGTTAATTTCCCCATCTACGGCGCGAATACTTTTAATAACTTAACGATTACGACGCTTACCGCTACCGGCGCGAGGCGAATTTTATTTTACGCGAACCAGACAATAAACGGGACCTTTGCCTGTAATGGCGGAAGCGCGATTCGTCGCGTCCATTTGTTAAGCGATACAGTCGGGACGCAGCGGACCCTGACGGTTAACGCTTTCTCGGCCTCGCCCGCGGACATATGCGCGAGAGATATTAATATCGCCGGAACCGCTAGCCCGCTAAGCGGGACGCGGATAGGTAACGCGGGTAATAATAGCGGCATAACCGCGACGGCGGCGGCTGACAAATATTGGAACCTCACCGGAACGGTCGCATTTGAAGCGACAGGGTGGGCGCTTACCGCTAACGGAGCCCCGGCGGTTAACAACTTTCCGCTCCCGCAGGACACTATTTACTTTACGGATACCGGCGCAATGGGCACGGTAACGGTTAACCACGAATGGTGTCTAGGTACTATTGATATGTCCGCCCGGACTACCGCCGGGACTTTTAATATTACTAACACGACCCCGCAAATCCATGGAAATTTAACCCTAGGAACCGGGATAACGTGGGGCGGCACGGGCTCTGCCTTTGCGATGGTTTCGCCTACTGGAGGAACCTTAACGCTCGATAGTAACGGGCGAAATATTGGAAGCTGGCTTGAAAGTAGAATCCCCGGCGGAACACTTGTATTCGCTGAAAACACTACATTTACCCGGGCGGGCTCTAATAGCGCAGGATTCGGGGTCGCGGTTTTTCAAGGTACGCTCGATTTTAACGAGTTTACGATTACCGCGAGCTCCGGCCTTCATGTTGTGGGGACAGCTACTCGGGCGCTCGACTTCGGCGCGGCGGGAAAGTTTGTCCACACTAATACCTCAGCCGATTACATTCTCTATATTGAAAGCGCGAGCGGATATACCGCAACCGGGAATAAGCTAATCGAGCAGACCGGAGCGGCGGCGGCAACTCTTTCGTGGTCAACGCCTAACGACTTGTCCTCGTCGCAAGCCCTTAGCCTCAATTTAACCGCGGCCTCCGCGGGTATTACTTGGACTAACGCTGTCTACCTTAACCTTAATACGCAGGGCTACACGGGAACCTCTAATCCGGCGGCGGGCGGCTCTAGCAAAATTTACGGGAATTACACAATCGGCACGGGGCACGTCCCGACTGGCAGCACTAACGTATTAACCTTCGCCCCGACCGGATCGAATACCCTAACCTCGAACGGAAAGATTATTAACTGTGCGGTAACCGTTAACGGCTCCGGAACGCTAACCCTTGCGGACGCGCTCGACTTAGGCACGGGAACGAGGCCGCTAGTGGTTACTAGCGGTACATTCAATACGGGCGGGTTTAATATTTCCTGTAGTACATTCTCTAGCAGCAACTCGAATACCCGCTCCATTACGCTCGGCTCTAGCACTATTACCCTACTAGGGACCGGCAACATTGTCGACTTCGATACGGCTACAAACCTTACCTTAAGCGCCGCGTCCTCTACTATTACCTCGACCGCTACTTCGGGTACTAGTCGGACCTTTAAGGGCGGCGGGCTGACGTGGGGGGACGTGATTATCGGCGGCGGGACCTCGGCCTCCTTTTTTGTCTTTAACGGGGCTAATACCTTCGGGACGCTCTCGCAAACGAGAACCGTCGCGTACACTATCCAATTTCCGGTAGACCTGACGACGACCGTAACTAGTTTCGAGATTGAGGGAAGCGCCGGAAATACGATAACTCTAGAAAGGACCGGCGCGGGCTCGTCCGGAGAGTGGAATATCGCGAAGGCGGGCAGCGGAACGGTTAACGTAAACTATCTGTCGATCTCGAATAGTAACGCTACCCCCTCCGCGGTAACATGGTACGCGGGCGCGAATTCGACGGACGGCGGGAATAATACGGGATGGATATTCGGCGGACCGCCTCCCCCCTCGGGAGGAGCTAATAACTTTTTTATGCTTTTTAACTAGGTGACGGAATGACACCATTAACCCCGACATTAATAAACCTCTGCGAAACCCCGGTAACGGTGGCGGATGTAAAGGCCCAAGCCCGGATAGACTCTTCCGCAGAGGACGACTTGCTCTCGTTCCTTATCAACGTCGCGACGGTAGACGCAAGTAATCGAACGGGGCGCAGCTTTTCGCGGATGATATGGGAGCTACGCTTCGACCAATTCCCGGTCTATGAGGTTAGCGGGATCGAGACGACCCGAAGAGAGGTAATCGTCCCGCGCCCCCCTGTTAATCAGATTCTCTCTTTTTCCTATCTCGACGAAAACGATGTAAGACAGAATTTTTCGGACTATCGGCTTATTCGTTACGATCAGTACGCAAAGATCGTACCCGATGCCGATTGGCCGACTACTAACGGGGGAGTCGTTATCCGCTACGAAGCCGGTCTAAATTGCTCGTTACCTTATCCGGTGAAGCAATGGATCCTGCTAGAAGTGGCGCATCTCTACAGGAATCGAGAACTCACGGTCGAGCGGGCCCTTTCTACGCTCCCGTTTGGGGATTCCCTCCTCCACCCCTATATGAATATCGGCGTATGAGTTACCTTCCGGCGGGCGGATTGTTAGACCGCAGGGTTACCATCCAGTCCCCAACGGTAACCCTTAACGCCATTAACGAGCCTATTACGGCATGGGGCGATTTCGCGACAGTATGGGCCGCGGTCGAGCCTATCTCCGGGCGCGAGTTTTGGGCTATGCAGCAAGTCCACGCCGAGGTTACGGTCCGTATCCGGATTCGTTACCTTGCCGGTGTTTTACCGAAGATGCGGATTACCGGCGGAGCTAGCAAGGTTTATAACATCGAGGCAATTATTAACCCCCGGGACCAGAACGGACAGCTAGAGCTTTTATGCTCCGAGGGCGTCGTTAATGAATAATATTAAAGTAAAAATCGAAGGACTCGAACAAGTTAAGGACCGGCTTAAGGGGCTCGGCCCTCAAATTTCTAGCAAGGTTTTAGGGCGGGCCGTAGGCTCGGGCGCTCGCATTATTCGCAACGCGGCTAGAGCTAGGGTCCCGGTCGATACCGGCGTCCTCCGAAATTCGATTTATTCGGCTCGTATCCGCGAACTATCGAGCCCGGAACAGGTGACGTACTTCGTCGGCTCTCGAAAAGGCAAGCGATACCAAGCGAAACAGGCGGACGGGTGGTACTTCCATATGGTCGAATTCGGCACGGTTAAAATGCCCGCTCAGCCATTTATGCGGCCCGCCTTCGAGACCTACAAGAATTCCGCGGAGGAGGAGATTAAGAAGCAGCTTCTCCGGGGCGTGGAAAAATACGGTAACTACGTTATAGGCTAACCCATGATAGAGCAGGATATCGTTACAGCATTAGAGGCGGATTCGACCCTTTCCGGGATAATCGGGGGGCGGGTCTACCCGCTCTTTCGCCCGCAAACGGACCCTCTCCCGGCTCTCGTTTATCAGCGGGTATCGACAGTCCCGACGAATTCAATTACCGGGTTTTCCGGATTGGATGCGGTTAGAATACAGTTTTCATGTTACGCTAAAACTTTATTAGAAGCGAAAGAACTAGCCGAGGCGCTTAGGGCGGCGATGAATGCGGACGCGGCGCTTAGGTCTACTTGTGTAATGGAGATGGACGAACAGGACCCGGAGACCCGGAACTTTCGGACCATTGTCGATTTTAACGTCTGGCAGAGGTATTAAACTATGAGTGTTAACGCTATCGAATCCCAAGGCCTCCTGATCAAGCGATGGAACGGGTCGTCCTTTGATACTATCCCCGAGGTTAAATCCTTTACGGGTCCCGGTGGCTCGGCTACCGTTATCGACGTTACGGACCTTCAATCCGTAGCGAAAGAGAAGCGAATGGGCCTTCCCGATGAGGGACAGCTTCAGCTTACTATTAACTATATTCCCGATAACGCGGTTCATATGGGCCTTCGCGCCGACCGGGCCGCTCGCACTTCCGTGGATTTCCGCATCTACTTTACGGATACCCTCGGCACGGTGTGGGATTTCTCGGCTTTCGTTACCGGCTTTTCGGTTTCGGGCGCGGTCGACGGCGTGGTAGAGGCTCAGGTTACGCTTGAGATTACCGGCGCTATCACGGAACAGACCGGCTCGTAACAGGGCCACAACTAGGAGTGTTTTTTATTTATGTTTCTAACTCGCGATTTAATCCTCTCGGCAGACGATACTAAAAGGGAGAAGGTCTCCGTCCCGGAATGGGGCGGAGATCTCTTTGTATCGACAATGAGCGGAACGGCCCGGGATGCGTGGGAGCAGACGCTCGTTACCCGTAGAAACGGGAAGACGGAGCCTAACTTAGAGAATATGCGGGCGCGGCTTGTTGTCGCTTGCGTAGTCGATGAGAAGGGCGAGCGTTTGTTTAAGGACGAAGACGCCCTCGCGCTCGGGAAGAAGTCCTCTAAGGTCCTCGAAAAACTGGCAAAGGTGGCGCAGCGCCTTAACGGTATCGGGGATGTGGAATTGGAGGAGCTAGAGGGAAACTAGCGGCGCGGCCGGAAAGAGTGTTTTATTTCTTTCTGGCCGAACATCTCCATATGCCCGTGGATGAGATGTTGCGCCGAATGAATGCGCGGGAATTGGCCGAGTGGCGGGCTTACTTTGCCTTTAAGAGAAGGCAAGCGGAGCCGCCGAAGCAGGACGCGGCTACCGAACTCCGGCGGATGTTCGGCTCTAGGGTTGTTAAAAAGAAGGGTTAATATATGGCGCTCGGTAAATTAGTAGTTAACCTATCCGCTAACATCTCCGAATTCGGCTCGTCGATGGATAAGGCGGCCCATGTTGCTGACCGGAATATGACCGCTATATCCCGCTCGGTCGGGATTATGGCGGTCGCGGTCGGGGTCGCAGCAGTTAAAGCGGCTACCGGGTTCGCGGCAATGGCAAGCCAAGCGATACAGGCCGCGGACGATATCGACAAGGCCGCGACGAAAGCCGGTATCGCGGTAGAGTCTATGCAGGGCCTAGCCTATGCCGCGGCTATGGCGGATATAGATATTAACGGCCTCTCCGATTCGCTTAAGAAGATGCAAGTTAATATAGCGAAGGCGGCTAATGGTTCGAAGGAACAGGTAGAGACCTTTAAGGCGCTTAATATCCCCATTAAAGAGCTTGCAAGTCTCGCCCCGGAGGATCAATTCCTCGCGATTGGTGAGCAGATATCCAAAATTAAGGACCCGGGACAGCGGGCCCTTGCGCTTATAGAGGCTTTTGGTAAGTCGGGAACCGGACTAGCGCCCGTCTTTGAGGATGGCGCGGCGGGCGTCCAAAAGATGATCGAGGAAGCCAAAAAGCTCGGACTCGTCCTCTCTAAGGAGCAAAACGATAAGCTAGTAGAGGCGGACGATAACATTAAGCGCCTCGGGCAATCGTGGGACGGATTCGTTAAACAGGCGGTCGCGTCTGCCTCGGGCCCGCTCTCGTTTGTATTTGAGACCCTACAGAAAGTATTAACGCCGCAAGATTTAGCGGCGCAAATTAAAACCGCGGAGATACAGCTACAGTCCCTTGAAAAAGGATTCCGAGGGGAAGGGTCGGATTACGACCGGATATCTAAGACGCTAGCCCGACTTAAGAAGGAGCAAGCCGAAGAAATCCGTATCGCGGAAGAAACGAAAAAGAAACTAGCCGAAATTACCGTAGGGAAAACCCCCGGCGGGTTCGAAAACGAAGAGGACAAGGCCGCCCGCGAAAAGGCCGCTAGAGAGGCGGCAGCGGCAACGAAGCGAATCGAGGGTGAGCGTAAGGCTATTCTCGATAGCTCGCTCGAAACTTATATGCGGCTCGTCCTTAGCGCCGAAGAAATGGCGATGTGGGAGCTTGCGAGCAAGGGGGCGAACGCGGAGCAGTTAGCCACCCTCCATGCTCAGCTAGAAGCGACCATCGCTTTAACGAAGCAAAAGGAAGCGCAAAAGGAAGCCGACGAAAAAACGAAGGATTTAGATAAGGAGAAGGCGGCGCTTATCGCATCCTTCCCGGACCTCTGGTACAACGCGGCGACGGCGGTAGAGAAGTACGCGCTAGACCTTGCGAAGGCCGAGGAACTCGGGCGCAAGCTTGTAGCCGCCGGACTCGATCAGGCCCGCGCTACCGAATACGTCGCGCGTGTACAAAAGAATCTGTCTGATGAATATAGCAAGGCTACGGATATAGCCGTCGAGTTTGGAGACGCTATCTCGTCCTCGCTTGAGGAGGCCATCCTCGCGGGCCGCGGCTTGCAAGATGTAATGAAGGGGCTTCTCCAAGATATCCTCGCTATTATCATTCGAGTAAAGGTAACGGAGCCGCTCGGGGACGCCATCACGAAATGGCTAAAGGGCTCCGGCGGAGCGGGCGGCGGAGCGGGCGGCGGCAGCGGCTTCTGGGATACCCTCCTTAACTTCGGAGCGTCTGTCGTTACTTCTGCCTTCGGCGGCGGCGCTACGGTTCCGACTGGCATTAATGCGGTCCCGGTTAAGGGCGTAACGGCCCCGCTCCCCTCGACATTTAGCCCCCCGGGCCGCGCCCTCGGTGGCTCGGTTATGGCCGGTAACGCCTTTACGGTGGGCGAGGCGGGGCGGGAATTGTTCGTCCCGGCGAATGACGGGGTTATTTTCTCGAACGGTGCTACGGAGCGCCTCCTCGGCGGCGGCGACCGCGGCTCTCGCGTCGTTAACCAGACGTTTAACATTACGACGCCTAACGCGGATTCCTTTAGACTGTCGCAACGGCAACTGAGCCGACGCGCAAGGGTTGGAATTAACGTATGACTAGATTCGTAGACGAATACCTCGATTCGCAAGTCCCCGGGTATCCTTGCGTCTCTTCGCCGCGATGGTCTACGGAAATCGTCGCGGTAGATTCGGGGGCGGAGACGGTTAATCAGCGGTGGGCGAATCCGCTAATGAGGTTCACGCTTCCCGAAGCGGTGCGGGATATGGGCGTCTTTAACGCCATCCGGGACCATTGGCTCGTTATGAGAGGCCCGGTCCACACTTGGCCGTGGAGAGATCCGCTCGACTTTGCTTCGGTAAGTCTGGACGAGCCTAACCAAGTCCCGGTGATTACCTCGGTAGATCAGGTAATCGGAACGGGCGACGGGGTTACGACGGCGTTTCAGCTTGCGAAGACTTACGCCCGCGGGGCTCAGTCGTATACCCGAGCTATCCGCCTCCCGGTACTCAATACGGTTACCGTTAGCGTCGATAGTAACGAGGTTACGAATTACACGGTATCGCGCCCGGGCGGCGTCGTTACTTTTGATACCGCCCCGCTAGTGGGAGAGGTTATTATGGCCGGGTTCCTATTCGACGTAGAGGTTAGGTTCGAAGACGACCTCTCATTCGACGGAATCGTACAGGCCTTCGGGCTCGGCGGCTTTGCGGATATTACT